CCGTCTGGTTTTTACAGACGATCACGCCATGATCCGCATCATCTTCCATGGCATCTTCCGCCATCTTCACATCATCAAAGGTAATGGCAGCGGTTTTGACCGTGGGGTAATTCCCGATCAGCGGGCTGTCCACATATCCGTGATCTTTCATGGTATGACCGTTATAAGCCTTTGGATAGATCCGGGTTACAATGTCCCTGGTATCCACTTCCTCCGTCAGCCCATCCCTTGGGATGTTCTTCCCGTAGCGCAGCTCCACGCCGTAATCACCGCCTACGCGGCCGTTGACCACCACCTCGAAGTTATCAAAGAGAATTTCACCGCCCCAGCGGTGGACAAAACTATTGGGATCATCTCCATTCAGGGCCTCCAGGAAGTTTTTGTACTGGTAATACGCCGTGGATACCCGGGTGATATCCGACCGGGCGGAATATTTCTGATTGGGCGCAAGCATCAGGTCCAGCGCCTCCTGTCCGTTCTTTTTCGTGGGGCGCACGTCCGTCAGCCAGCAGTCCCCCATGGTGTCATAAAAAATAGGCTCCATCTCACAGGTGATCCCGGAATCCGATTTTTCCCGGTTTTTGATCCGGAACAGCTGCTCCCCGTTAAAGGACGGCATCTTCACAACGTTTTCCTCAGCCAGGTACTTCCAGCGCCCTTCCGGGTCAATGGGATGTTCCAGGGCAGCTTCCCACACCCCGTTTAAAACCGCATGTACGGAAGCGCTGGTAGGGAATACTGTCATATCCCCGTTCCGGGACAGGTACTCTTCCGTATCCGGGGGCCGGTAATAAAGTTCTGCGTATATCCGGTTCCCGTATGGCATGAAGGTCGGATAGTTTGCCTTTCCGGATACAAAAAGGGCAAGGCGGATATCCCGGCAGTTTTCCGGCGGATAAAAATCCATTTCCGTCTTTCCTTTTTCAAAAAACACCCAGTGGACACCTTCGGTGTCGCTGTAGGAAAATCCACAGTGGACTTCACCGTAATTCCCCTCTCCGCTGGATCCGGAAGCCACGTACCGGATCCGTTCCAGCCCCTCCGGTTGGATGGGCCAGGTCAGGTTGATCACCGCATAACTGTCATCCGGAACTGTACATGCGCCGTGCAGACGGACGAAAACATCAAACTCCTCATGGACTTCCTCCTTAATCTCAAAATGGACGCCCTGGTAAGTATCTTTTGAAAGATAGTACTGGCTGGCCGAAATCTTTTCCATCCGCTTTTCCTGACTGTACACCTGGATCATAAGCGCCTCCAGTTGGGGATCACGGTAAGGGTAAATCCCTGCGTGATAAGGATCTCATTCTCCCCCGGTTTCAGGTACAGGTCCTCATAATCCCCGCTGACGGAAGTGTTCATTATAGCTCCGTCCTTGCGGTATGCAAGCATCCGCTCTGTGTCGATGGTAAGGTTCTGCCCTACCGTGGCTTTCATGGTCTTTCCGTTGACCGTCAGGATGCAGGTGCCGTTTCCGGTGATCTTGTAGATGGGATGGCTTTCCGAAAATGGGTTATATTTGATATCCAGATCAGACGGATGGTACTCCAGACACCCCTTATCCAGATAGATTCCCGGTTCACAGGTGAATTTCAGGTCAAAATCTCCTGCCGTTTCCGAATATCTCTCCACTTCACCAAGGGATACCGTTTTTACCTTGTAAAACAATCCATAGGAATCGCAAAAATATAACTTCCTGCATCCCTTCAGAAACTCCCTTGCAGCAAAATGCGCATCCTCCCAGTCTCCCCTTTTCCCGGCAAGGTTTAGGTCTGCCACTGCTGAAATAACCGTATCTCCATACTGCCCTGTATCTTCGTACAAGTCGCCCCGTCCGGCAACCGTAGTCTTCTGATACACCTTCTGCCCTATCTGAACAGAAGGATACCCTTCAAAATACAAACAGAATTCTGTGGATCTTCTCCCGCTCTGATCAGCAATATACCAGTCTTCCATTATGCGCCCCTCCTTTTGACTGTGTTCTCTTTTTTTGTTCCTTTGAGATCTCTTTTTTCGTCTTCTTAACGGTTTCATTGACAAGCTCCTTGCCGTCAACATGAAACGTATTATTGACTACCACGGAAGGATCATCATCTGGCTCATCCGGTTCATAACCGTTGTTTCTGTATTTCTCCCGTGCTGCTATTTCATTGTTATCTGCCGCCCTGTAGGATTTTTCCTGCATAGCCAGAACAAAATCAGCTGCAGCCGTTTTCTTCATGGCATCTACTGTTCTCCCAACGCTTTTGACAGACGCTTTTTCCAGGTTGGGAGTTTCCTCTTCCACACCTTCACTGACACCGGCGATCATGTTCACACCGATCTCATCCCGTGCCCGCTTGGAAGGGGAATGGATACCCAGCCATCCTTTTACGGTCTCAATAGCATTTTCAGCAGCACTGACAGCAGCATCTACCAGATTTCCGGCAAAATTGGATACACCGGAAGCAATCCCGGAAATGATATTTTTTCCAACACTTAACCAGTCAATCTCTGTAAATGCCTTTTTAGCACTGGAAGCAATCCCTTTCAACTTGCTTGGAATACTTGTTACCAGGCTGCTGATCCCGTTTCCGATCTTGGTGATCAAATTTGTACCAAGGCTTCGCCAGTCTATATTCTGAAACATATTCTTGGCATTGGTTGCAATACTTTTTACCGTATCAGGTATCTTGCTGAAAAGCGCTTTCACACCATTCCAGATGCCTGTTATGATGGTTTTTCCAAGTCCCAGCCAGTTTACGGCTCCGATCACTGATATAATGGCAGATACAATTTTCGGAAATTCAGCAATCAGGTTCGGGATATTCTGTATGATACCGGTCAGTAACTTCTTGATAATATTTGCACCTGCAAACAGAATTTTTGGCAGGTTCTCATTAATAATATCCGCAACATTTTTCACAATGGTCGGAACATATGCAATGAGATCCGGAAGCGCAGCAATCAGTCCGTCTACAATGTTATAGATAAACTGGATCCCGGCATCAACCAATCTGCCTGCATTCTCTTTCAGAAATTCAGTGAAATTCTGGATAAGCGGAAGTGCACTTTCCAAAAACATTGGTATCGCCTGCTGCAGCCCAGCCCCGATCTGAGTGATCATCTCATATCCCGTGTTCAATAATTCCGGAGCGCTTTGGATCAGATTCGAAGCCAGTTCTGAAATGATATGGAAGGCTAATTCGGCCAATGATCCTGTAACCGACAAGATCCCGGAAATCAAAGCCTCCAGTATCTGCTCTCCAGAAGACATGATCTGAGGAAGGTTCCCAGTCAGATTTTCTGTAATCGACCGGATCACATCCGCTGCTGCCGTAATAAGGTTTGGAAGCGACTTTGCGATTCCCAACAACAGATTACTGATGATTTTACTCCCGGCCCCAATCAGCCCCTCTGTTCCGCCTGTTTTAAATGCTTCTGTCAGCTGTTCCACTGCATCTATGGCCGCCGGCAAAAGCGTGCTTCCAACAGACTCCGTAATAGGCTGTACGACCTCTCCAAGAAGCTGCTGTGCATTATCCTTTAATGTGGAGATCATGCCATTGATCGTCTGGCTCTGCTTCTCCATGGACTTATAATATTTACCGCCTTCAGAGGTTGCACGCTGCATGGATGCCGTGATCTCATCTACCGATATCGTACCCTTACTGATGCGGTCGTACAGTGAATCCATAGATTCTCCCGTGGATTCACTGATCTCCTGAAGCGGGTTGAACCCGGCTTCGATCATCTGCTTCACATCTTCCAGGGAAACCTTGCCTGCTGAGGACATCTGTCCATAAGCCATAGCTATGCGGCTCATTTTATCCGCAGATCCCTGGGAAATGTCCCCCAGCATCATCATCTTATCCATGGCTTCATCCGCTGTGAAACCATAGTTCATGAGAAGCTGGGTGGTATCCGCAAGTTCCGGAAGCTCAAACGGTGTTGCCGCACCAACCTTTTTCAGTTCGTCAATCACCTGTGCTGCCTTTTCGGCTGATCCGGTCATAACCTCAAAGGAAGTTTCATACTGCTGGATAGAAGCGTTATATTTAACGCCAGCTGCTCCCAGACCGGCAAGAGACGTTCCTACTGCGGCAATCGCACCAGTAGCAATCTTCGCAGCACCGGCTGCAGCGCTGCCTATAACAGAAAATCCTTTTTTCGCAAATCCGCCTAATCCGGATAATCCTTTACTTAATCCGCTTTTGTCAAGCTCTGTCCCAATTTTTATAGTTCCATCATTCGCCAATCATCCCACCTACCTTTTTCGATAGAGATCATCGGCTCATAATGGCACTACCTGATCTGTTTTCCTTTTCTTATCCTGATTTCAAATTCTTTCCCGCAATTTCTGCCCTTGCACCTTATGGTTATCCCCTCACACTCACAGGACGTTTTATAAAATACAGGCATGGAATAACCACAGTATGGACAGATCACTCTTTTCTGCATTCGTCCATCCTCTTTCTGACATATTCCTTCATATCCCGGTTCCTCTTTGCCAGCTTCGCCTCATGGTCCATACTGCTCTCCGCCTTTTTCAATGCGTAAATACTGCGCATCTTTTTCAGGAAAGCTTTCTGGTTTTTCCCCAGTCCCTTCAGATCTGCCGTCCGGTAATACATGACACGGGAGATCAAAAGCTCCTCAGACAGTGAATCGAACATAGCCATAAATTCCCACCAGTGCAGATCCTTATCTGCAGTCTGGTTCAGATTTATCCGGTACTGCGTCCGGAAAGCCGCATAGATCATTTCCGCATCCTGTTCAAAGCAATAGGCCCTGACATTCTTTCCTGCTGTGCGTACCGGCTTCCCATCCGGACGTTTTTTCAGTTCCTCGCCGCAGCGGTGGAACAAAAGAAGCTGCTCCATGGCAGCCTCCATATTCCCCGGGATATTCTTCCTGTAAAAAATATTCAGTGCATCCAGAAGCTTCTGTTCATCGTCCCTGTCGCTGAACATGACCATCTCGATCAGGATATGGGCCCGGTATCCATAATTTACCGGATACCACATGCCGTCCACCTTGACCTCTCTCGGAAGATCATCCAGCAGTATATTGGCTTTCATCACTTGATCCGTTCAAGACTGTACGGAGACAGAAAATGCTCCTTCTGCTCACGGACGGCAGAGAGGAACTCGTCATAAGCTTCTTTTGCCTCCTGTGCATCTTCACAGTCTTTCAGCACATCTTCCCCTGTAGCTGTCAGAAAAAACTTCCGGAACATCCGGATCAGGGCATCCAGTACATCCCCCAGTTTCCCCTGGCTCATTTTCCTGATCCTTTCCTCATCTTTTTCCATGGCGCAGATCGCCTTTTCAAAGTTTGCTGCATGGTTTTTATTTGAGATACTGAAACGGATCTCTTTTCCATTGATCTGCATATCCTGTTCCTCCTTTTAATCTTGCTGATAACTCCATTCTGACGGAGTGGATCCCACTTTCTTAAATTCAACGTCAATGGCTGAGGTCTCCCCTGCATTGCCGCCTCCGTCTGAATTTATGATAATGGACACCTTGCCTTTTTCCCCTTTTCCGTTCAGGATATTAAAGTAAACGTAATCGGTGATAACCGCATTTCCGGTCCCATACTTGATCGCATGGCTGAAAATATAATCCTGTACTTCATCTCCGATATACCGGTCCCCGGTCACAGCAAAAGAACGCTGGTTTCCTGTCCTCTGCGTGGACTGCCCGGCACGGATGTAGGTTTTATCCACCGTGATCGGGTTCATCTGTGCGTCCAGCCCTTCAATCCCCATTTGGACAACACCATATTCTGTCTCTTTTGTCTGCCCCTCCCCCGGTGTCAGGTTGATGGCAAAGACAAAATCATCATTTGTCACCCATCCCTCATATTCGGGTTTAGGTACTTTTCCCTGCATCAGTTCTGTTAATTTCATGCTCCTGTCTCCTTTTCAAAATAAATCAGCCTGCACTGGATCATATACCGTGCAAGCCCCCTCTCTGCATAAATACCGGCCAGATTCGGCATGTTCTGCAGGCACTCCATCTTTTTTATCTGGCAGTTGTCCGGAAATTCCGGATAAATCCTTTTTCTATTCTGGGAAGAAATCCAATCCATAAACGCCTGTGCAAGATTCATAGCTTCCAGGTTCAGATCGTCCCCGTATGTGGAATAGGTCTTTGTTATTACGATGGTAAAACCATATTCCTTTTCTGCTGCCCGTATATAGCTCTTCCGAACCTTATCAGAATAGTTAGTGATAAACGATACCGCATCTTCTGATTCCGGCGAAAAATTAAAATTCAAAAGATCACCTACAAGTTCGCTGATCTTCGGTTCGAAATACGCTTTCATAGCATCATGCTTGGTCACTTCTTTCCACTCCTTAGATAATCTTCATAAGCTTTTGCCAGATCATCACCTCTGGCTGTTTTCATAGCCTTATTCCATTCAGACGTAGCAAGTGGATGGGGAGACTTTCTGTACTTCAGCTTCTTCCCTGCAGGTTTCTTTTTGGGAGGAGAATAAAATCCCATTACCTCTCCGCCATCCATGATAGGATAATTCGGTCCATATACTTCTCCTTCATACTGATAATGGGCGTAAGGTGACAGATAATGTACAATTCCCTGTTCTCCGGCCACGTATGTCCTGACATTCTGAGCCAGAAGCAGATTATCAGCCGGAACATATGGATCCATCAGACGTTTTGCTTCATTGGCAAGGAATAGCAAACCTTCTTTCCCTCCTGCCTTTTCCTCTGCCACCTGCTTTACTGGTTTATTCCAGTTAAATTCCACGTCTATAGCTCTACCCTCCGATCCTGTAATGCTTATCCATCGGAAATGCAGTGTTGTCCGAAAAAGCTGTCACTTTAAACGCATTCGGACTGTAACGGTTCAGTACCTGTGCAGCCATATGTCCGGATTCTCCGGTGATCTCCTCCTGAATTTCATCCAGGATTACGATATCTTCCTGAGACACAGTGAAATGCCCGGCAGGCTTCTTCACAAACTCGTGATAAGGAAGATACCTGGGATCCTTTGGTATCCGCACAGTATAGATGTTCCGGATGTCGGCATCTGTCCCCGAAAAAGTCGTACCCACAGAAGATTTCCAGAAACAATTATGGAGCACGGTACGATACCAGTGCTCCTTCCTGTTTTCTGTATCTGCTGCCCGTACCCGGTTATAAACCGTCAACGTATGTACATAATTGGGATTCAGCATAAATTCCTCCTTTTCAGATACCACAGTACAGTAGTCCTGTATTTCCCAGATACCGAAAAATAATCTCCCTGACTTTTTTTGCTTTTCCATCTTCGGTATAAATGGATCTGGAAAGATCAAAACTCCCTGACTGTCCGTCATTATTAAAAGATGCCAGAGGTCCAAGACCGCCTTGTGATGTAATCTGCTGCTGCATCTGATCTGCCTGATAGAGAAGTTCCACCAGCTCACAGCAGCAATCTCTTATCCGGTCGGTGATAAGGGAAGAATCTGCAACAATCCGGTCAAAGGTATATTTGTCAATCTCTATCCTAGCCTGCTTTTCCCAGTAGAAAAACGCATCTTCCGGCACTGTTGGGTTTCTGCCCAGCAGATACTTCAATTCATAATAACTGTAAGTTGCATACTGCATCCGATCACATCCTCATTATTCTCCTACGGTGTGCACGTAAATACCATCTTTCTTATTGTCATAAGCTTCCACGATACCAACTGTACGATATCCAAACTTCCATGCATCTGCATCCTGGTTTACATCCGGGGAAATAATCTTGGAAACTGTATGTTTCTGGTACTGGATCGCTGTCTGCTTATCCACAATCAGGAAGTTGATTGCTTTTCCTGCCGCGTTCTTTTTAAAGCCACCCTCTCCACTTGCGTTAAGATCAATTTTGGAATAGAATCTTCCCTCCGGTACTTTCACGATTCCTGCAAATCCCTCAATCGCTTTCTTGGAAGCTGTGGTATCCAGATCCTCAATCATGCCATAGATAGTTGGATTGATAAACAGATAACAGGTTGCAAGGTTTGCCTCTGCATTTTCAATCTTTCCTCTGGCTGCTCTAAGCGCCGCAAGCGCTGCTTTTCCATCAGAAAGAGCTGCTGCCACAGTTGTTACTCCTGCAATGGACGCATAGCCAGCAAGACGGTAAGCATCAAGCTCCGGAACCACTTTGGTACGAAGGAACTCTCCGGACAGTCTTCCAAACGCAACACCTGCAGTCTCAATATTGTCCACTGCGTCAATGGTAAACATTCGGCCACGATCATATCCACATTTTTTGGTTTCGTATTCCAGGGTTACGTCACCTGCAACATAACCAGTCTGTTTGTTGTAATTTGCCAGACCCTGCATAGACATTTTCGGGATCAGGATCTCATTTGCATTTGCTCCCTCTCTGACCAGCTCGTTCGGACCATCCAGAACCGCTGTAAGTGATGCCAGTTTGTAAACCTCATCCAGCATCGTAGAATATGCTTTTCTTAATGCAATTGTATTTGCCATATCTTTTTACCTCTTTCTAAAAACTATTTGTTGTTTGCCGGAAGTCCCATAGCTGCTCTGATTGCGGAAAGGTTGTCCCCTCCGATATCAGCACTGCCGCCGGTTGCTCCCACCGGGTTTTTAAATGGCTCATCAGAGCCAAATAAATAAGCATCTGATTCCTTTACGGTTTCCAATGCTTTCTTAATGTCCTCAGACTGGTTTTTCGATGCTTTCAGAGCATCCATATCAAGCATGGCCATGACTGCCCTCTCATTACGTCCTCCGGCTGTCTTGATGGCTTCTTTGATGGTATCAGAAAAAATGCGGTCTGCTTCTTTCGCTGCATACTCCGCATCCTTATCCTTTAACTGCTGATTGAGCTTATCAATCTCTCCCTGCATGGCTGCCGGATCTACGTCTTTGAATTTCTCTAAAGATTCTGTTGCTGTCGCAAGCTGATCTTTGAAGTTGTCACGCTCGCTCTCGGCCTTGGCAGTCTTTGCTTTCTCTGCTGCAATGTCCTTCCCGTTTTCAGCCATAATTTTATCAACAACATCCTGTTCCAATCCAAATCCTTTTAAAAATTCAGTTTTCATGCTTTCTGATCTCCTTTCGTCTTAGGTTGTTTTAGGCGTGTAACCATCCGCCACGAATCGACTGTTTTAGGTCTGATCAGCTGACCAATTTGCATAAAAAATAAGACGCTTCGCCCTGCGTCTCAAAGGGAGATATCTGGATCACCGCCTTTCTACTGATAACCCCTTACCATCAAAGCAAATCGTATCACCGATTTTGGCCGTCTGGTCATTTATCCTCACCCCTTTCAAGATTTCTGCACCATCACAGATACCGTACAGAAACTTTACTGTTTTATAGTCTATGCGGTCTGTCAGCCAGTTCGGAGCCAGCATGTCCGCATCTTTGGTCACTGTATACTTTTGTATCATTCCTCATAAATCACATCCAGCCCATAAGCAACTGCTGCATCATGTTCAATACGGCATCCTCTTGCATTTTCCCATCCCTTGCAGAAATATGCCGCATGACAAAGAGACATATTCTCCAAAGATTTAGCCAGGAAACACAATGGAATCTGTACTACGCCTCTCTCCTGCATTTTCTCCTGGCTATACCATTCATCTGTAAACAGGGTATTTACAATCTCGTATCCCTTTTCCTGTAATGCTTTGATTGCCTTTTCTCTAGTTGCAATAATCTCCTCATCTGTTTTTCCTGCCATTGGCTGAGTTAACATTGCTTTCATCATAGCTTTTCACCTCGTTCTTTCTTAAAAATGGGTACAAAAATACCACCTGTCATTTTCTGACTGGTGGTATCAGATCTTTCACATATCAATCATCTTTATGATTCGGATATTTTAGACAAGATTCATATTACATGCCTTCCACATTCCCAATCTGATCAACAATATCCTCTAAGGCTTTTCCATCAAAAAAAGGAGTCTGCATCACTTCATCTATACTATGAGCTTCCATAAATTTATCCCCATACCACATATCGAAATGTTTGGCGCTGAATGGGTCAACACCGCACGCTTTTCCATTGTAATCAAACAAAACATGCGTGCATAAGCTTTCAATTCTGTCTCGCAATCCTTTTACTGTCATAAGATATCCAGATTCTCCTTTCTTTCATTTTCTGTCAATTCTCGGGCCGGACGATCAATTAATTTATCATCTTTATACACATAATCATGTGCGTGTTCCCCTCTATTACCATACGGATGCCGTTTAGCGTTTCCATGGTCATTATTACTGATCTGCTTATATTGTCTTCCGTTTTCATCATAATAGTTTCTCTCAATTCCACCTTTCTTTCCAGTTAATTGAGTAATACTATTAGGATTTCCAGTTAAGGTAACTCTCTTAACTTCGATTATATCCTTACCAGCTGCATTTTTCAATATTGGGGGTTCTATTTTTTTAAGTTCTGTTTTGGTCGGTGTAAACTTCCCTCTCAGTCCATCCTGATAAACACGTTTCATCTGCTCCGGAAGCCCCATAGCTTTGGAAAACTCTCTGTATTTCTGCATCTGGCCCTGGTATTTTGCTTTTTTGAGCATAACCTCCATCTCATCCGCTCCGCCTTCCTGAAGGAGCTTGATATCCTGTCTGCTTTTTCGCATGGCCGTTTCCATTCGGCGTTGCTGCTGAAGAGCCTCATATGTGGTATACTGCTTTCCATTGTAGGTCTTAGGTATGTTTTCCTCTTTCATCATCTGTTCCAGCTGCTTATCCGTGTAGCTCCTCACAGAAATACCAGGAATAAATGCATTATAATCATGATAACAGTTTGCACCCTTTAATCCGGTCACTGTACCAAGACCGCACACACTCTGAAGCTGCTCCATAGTCCATACACGCCCCTGCCACTTTTGATGCTCCGGTCGTGCACCTACATGATAAGTTACTTCATAGCTATCAGTTCCCAGATCTTTCGCAACCTGTTCATTGATTTTTCCCTGAACCTGTCGAAACCCTGTCATAATCGCCCTTCTGGCAGCAACATCAATCCGGTTATGATGTCCGGAATCATAATCTATCCAACGCACACCGGAATCCGTCATTTTCTTAATAGTTCTCGAAAGTACCTGATTATAAGAGAACGCTCCGCTTACAATATCCATCACTGCGCCATCCATGGTAGAACGGTAAAATTCCATTAGCGGCGAATAAGTAATCCGTCCATCCGCACCTCTGATGGCAAATCCCATAGAGTTTGCCAGGTTCTTATATTCTCCGGATATCTGCCTTTTTACTGCTTCTATAGTCTGTTGCAGGGGAACATTATCTTCCAGTGGTATCTGCTCAAATCCGGAAACTTTATAGTACCTGTCATGTCCATAGTATTCTCTGTATACCTCATCTGAGAAAATACGATTCATTTCTTCATCGGATGCTTTTAGTGCTTCCTGAATCCTTTTTTTGATATCCTCTTCCGCTTTTCCAAGCTGCTGTAGGCGAGTGATCTGCCAGTCTGATGATGCCGTAGAAAAACCATTCTCTTTGATCCTGCGAACAATATCAGTCATAATCCTGATTTCCAGATCAGAAAATATTCTGCTTATTTTCAGCGGTAATTTTTCCAGCTGTCCCTGTGTCATTCAATCACCTCTGCCGGATTCTGCACCGCTACCTTTGCCTGCTCTTCGGTTTCTCCATACCATTTCTTTCGGTATTCCCAAAGCTGCATTGCTCCCATAGATACATCTGCCCGGTCCTGCTGACGTTCTGTTTCTTCATCCGTAAGAATAGAATCATTGAATTTACAGGAAAACTCATAACCCGAGTTCAGCATACTGTTATAAAATGCAAGACCTGCCGCAAAATCTTCCAGACAATCGTATAAATTATTCTGAATTGCAGTGACACGGTTGTACTTCCGGTTTTTAGAAGTCTTGATCTCTGTAGCCGTTTTGGCAACCTCCTGCACATCTGACAGATCTCCGTAAGCAAGCCCGACAGAAAACTCAATCTCTCGCTTGTACTCTTCCAGACCGCGCTTAAAAGCTTCATCCCGCATCTCCGGAGAGTATTCCTTCAGGAGTTCCTGATCTTTTCCGGCTTCCAGGTTCAATCCGCGATAAAGTCGTTTCTTCAGCTTTTCCATACTGAATCTGCCCGTTGATTTATCCTGCTTCAGCGCTTTATTATCCACATGGATTGCACGTTCTCCGGATTCATACTCCCAGTCAAGCCTTGCGCCCTGGATATCTGCTTTTCTGATTAGATCTACCGCTGATTCATAAACAGAAACACCGCAGGCAGAACCATCAATCCGGTTCTTAATCGGATTCCGGTAATATCCAAAATCCATCCGGTTCATTCCAGGATATGTGACCGGTCCAGGATCAATATTGGCCCATTCTTCTACAGCTTCCAGGCTACAGGGCAATCCAATGTCTCTTGAAGTCTGAGAATGGAAGCACTTGTTTTCTATGGTCAGATTTCCATTGATAAAATAGTGCCGTTCAAACCGGGTGAAATAATCCACATCCCCAACCTTTTTTACAGTCAGGAATGCGATATCATTCGGTTTCCCATCATCCCCAAAGCTGATTGGAATAATCTTATCTGCAGATACAAACTCCGCCGCAGCTTCTCCCAACGGTTTCAGGACGAACGATCCAAGTGCAAGGCCTTCCTGAATATTTTCATTCAAATTTGAAATATTCTTCTGGTAAATCCTGTCCAGCCGTTCGTTGCTCAGGCTCGTTTCCATCTCCACAAGAGCACAATCCGCAAATTCCCGGCAGATACCCTCTTCTATTCCGAGAGAAACAATACTGTCGGCAATCCAATCAGCTTGTCCATTCATCATCTGTTTCCACTCATTGATTGCATCAATCATCTTGTCAGAGAGGGTGATATCCTTGCCAACAATCTGTTTTAATGTCGTATATCCAAACATCTGCATGAATCCTTTCCAAAATCTCTTAAATCCCTCAAACATCTTCCACCTCTTCAATCAGGTATTTCATATCACGCTCAATCGTATACTCAAAAGCATCCAGGCTGTCTATGTCTGTACTGCCATCATCCAGACGCTCATCTTTCCCGATAACCTCTTTATCCCACACTGCATCAGAAAAAGCTGTTTTTAAACTCTCGCAATCTTTTGTAATAAAAAACCGCCCTGCTCCCATGAGCTTGACGGTACACCTGATTCTGTCGTTGATTGTTTTCTTCTTTGCCGGCCGGACGCTGATCCACGGGAATCTCGCTTCTACAGCATTCCGGATAGAATTGCCCAGGACAGTTTCTGCATTATCCCAGTATACGGATTCTACGTTGCAATATTGCACATAATCTCCGTGTTTTACAATAACCCCGTACTGGTCTATTACTTCCTGAACAAATTCACAAAACAGTTCATTCAGCCGGTTGCTGTCAATATCCTCATTTTCATCTTTTGCCATAATGCGTTTGGATTTCAAGGCAATCACCTCTCTATAATCATCTGTATATCCTCTGGCAACAAAAGAATGACCGGACTGGTTTCCACCGAAATCCAATCCGATCTCAATTGATGTAATATCTTCTTTCCGGAACTGCTTATGCTCCGGATCAGGAGAAGCCTCATCTACAACCTCACATAAAAAGGAATCTGGATTATCAGCAAACCGTTTGTAGATCGCTCCCTCCGCTCTCTTCCACAGCCCCAGAATAAGCCGGTCATAATAAATCGTACCCTCGTATTCCTTACAGAGCTGCTGCACAAATTCTTCTGGAAGAAACGGATTGTCAAATATCGTGTATCTCTGAAGGTAAATATCCAGTTCTTCATTGTCCAGAAATTCTTTCAGCCAGTGAGTAGGATTCTCAGGGTTACATGATCCATCAAAGCAGGAATACGGCTTGTCCAGACGGGATTTCAGCATCTGGAATACTTCTTTGTTCCACTTTGCGATCTCATCGCCGTAGCAGTATTTAATACTGGCACCCTGGATCTTTGCCACCTGACTGATCTTCTCTGCACCCAAACAGTAAACGTCCTCTCCACACGCTCTTGCGATATTCCGGTTATTGATCGTCCCGATCAGCTTGTCTGTGTAGATCTCGCGCATCGGCTGCAATACATTTCGCTCAATGGATTCTTTGGAGACACCAAGGATTACATTTAACCCTGGCTTTCCTGCTCTTTCCCGGATCCTGAACGGAATCACAAAAGCAGTATCTACATAAGACTTTCCGGAACGGACCGCTCCGGATTTAATATTCCATCGGTGTGTGGAATTTACAATATACTCATTCTGTTTCCTGCTTAACTGCATTATCGCGTACCTCTTTCAGAATCTGATCCAGCTTATCAAGAGCCTCGTCTGTTTCATTTTCTCCTGTGACAGCCTGCTTTCTGGCTCTCTTAAGCTCCGTATCAGCCTCACGGTTCCGGATATTCTCTTCCGGTTCAGAGGACTGCCCGGCATATTGCGCTACGAAATAAGCAGCTTTTGTATTGCCATTCATGGCTTCCTTGATCTGCGCTGCCAGCATAGCACTCTCCAAAGTGCTTTCCAATCCCAGGGCTTCCAGAACGGGTGTCCATTCCGGACTGTCTATTTCCGCTGTCAAAAGGAGGTTTAAAGTCTTTCGGAAATCCGCTTTCCGACGCCTTACTTCTCCTGACTTTTTTCCACCATTTCTGCCACGTTCTCTTGCTTCGTTCTTGGTTCGTACCGGTTTTAAGTTTTCATTGTTTGCCATCACCTCACCTTCCTATCTGGCTATTTTTCATGCAAAAAGAGACAGCAACTGCTGCCTCCTCTAATCAAGTGAGCTAAGAGTTTAACCAAACGATTATCGTACTATTTTTTAGTATAACATTTTCTTTTTCTCTTTTTATTTGTTTTTTCCAAATCAAATAGTATTTTTACAATTCTATTCGTATCCCTTCGTATTCTTTTGTTTATTTCTTCGTAATTCTCCGCTTTCCCATGAGATATTAATGTTCTCAAATACGTAAAGTCATCTTGATATTCCTGCTCGCTATTCCAAAACTTAGAATCAATATTATGATTGTCAGTGGATATGTACGGATATTTTTCTTTAATTTTCTTAGTCACATTTGTTTGATTACCACATTCTCGTTTTAATTTTTCGTATAAAAACTCGTATCTGGTAACATCATCTGACACATTTAGAATATCTACTATCTCTTGTTGTTTTTTGCTGATTTTTTCTTCAAGACTAAAATTTGTTTTTTTATAACTTTTGACTTGCATTTCAGTATCAATATTTTCTACTGTGATTGAGCTGTGTGCACACACTTTTTCGCCGTTCTGAATAGTTATTGACGGTTCTGAAACTTGCCAATTTATTATGTCAAACTCTTCTTGTATTAAAATAGCTATTATCTTTTTCACTGCTTCTTTAGCTTTAAATATAATAGTGTCTTTCTGTTCATCAAATTCTTCCTTTCCTAAATCGCCATTTATTATGAATCTCACGTCGCAAAACTTTCTATCATCTTTTTGAACAATTCTTGCTCGTTCAAACAAACGACAATCTAATCCTGTTATTTCTCGTTCTGCTATATCACAATAATCCAATCCATCAATACGAAAACCTATGCTTATCATAATAATCCTCCCTCAACATTTTCTTTTATCATACAACAAAACACCCCATATTTCTACAGGGTGTTGTCGAAAAAATGTTTTGGAAGGTGACGGTCTTCTGTCCCTAGGCGATACCGTCTGAGCCCAATTCAGCAGCCAAGCTATGAAACTGACTGCCGTGAGATAGAGGAATTAATGCCATCAACCATTAAATCCAGTTTAAATACTATCACAGATTAAGCGAACACTGGCGAACATTTATGAAAATTTTTTATTTTTTTCTAAATATCGGTTATGTCGCATCCTGCAACTATCTTTCGTATAAGGGGTTTTCTTTTTTGGGAACCTATAATTCATATTCATAGCTACAAATTCCCATGTCATATCGTCTATGTAATAAAGCTGAAAGATCATCCTTAAATCGCTTTTCGGAATCTTATTAATAAAATCATCTGCTGCATTTAAGGCCTCCTGCAGCTCATCCTCCATAATCTGCAATTTTGCCAACCGTTTCTTGATCATAGATTTCACTTTGTTGTATTCCGGAACAGGAAAGCCAGTGATACGGATAGATCCGATTGTACCGTCAGCCCTTGTGCCCTTAACAGAATCCGATACCATTCCTTCCTGTTCGATTTTTTCAAGTCTACGCTGATCTGCTTCTATCCTCTGGTTAAGATCTTTTATTTCTTCCCGGAGTTCACAATATTGCGAAAGAGCAGTTACGATATCCATCGGTCTTTCCTCCCTGAATTATTTAATCCTCTTCCGACCCGCGTATCATTGCTTCCAGTCTGGTATAGCTTGGACAAATTCTGATTCCATGCTTGTCCTCCAGAAGAATGCAATACGGGAAAAGCTGCTTTACTGTGTATGTGATTTTCTTCTTTGCAATCATGCGTCTGCTGCCTTGATCTTCCCGCACTTTTGCTTCGACTACGATTTTCTGACCACGGCTGTATCCGTGTTTACGTTCCAGGGCTCGCTGCCGTTCTTCTCTTCTGACACCATTTATAGCATCTCCCTGTGTCTGATCAGGATATCCTTCGCTGTTTTTGTGCATTCTTTACCTCCTCGAATAACTCCTGTGCTTCTTCCTTTCTGCTGCAGGTGATCCGCTTGATCTGCCCGTCTTTTATGTATGTGACGGTGTTTCCGTCCAAGGAAGGAAGAGTGATCTCTTGCCAGTAGGATGGGCAAACATCGCAATCGCATGTAATTTCTTTTGATCCGGTATAATGCATTTGGTTTAATATACAATTTTTGCAACCAAGATGCTTGCAGTAATCAATCAGCGTATTGTATGCTGCTATTGCCAACTCTGGTGTGATATCCAGCTTTGATGGCTGTTTATCAGTCCCTTGGCATTTCTGGCAATCGTCTCCTGCTGCCCCGAAGCAGCCGTTACAGTCTTTGTTCATGGTTTATCCCTCCTCTAAATTCTTCTAATCGTTGTTTCGAAATCTGATACATAAAAGAATCTATCTCGAATCCTACATACGGTATCTCTGCTTCTTCCAACGCGATCAGGCTGCTTGCACTGCCAACATGAGTATCTAATATCTTCCACCCTGGTTTTACATATTTTTGAATCAGCCAGCGATACAGATTGATTGGCTTTTGTGTGGGATGTATCCGCTTCTCGTTGAGCTTTTTATTTCCTTGCTGTACCCCTCCTTCAGAAATGCTTTTCCCTTGAAACATCCCATTCCACATATACCGAAACAGTCTTGTAGAATTGTGAATACTACAGGAAGCAATCTCACAATCAGAAAAGGTGCTGTTTCCATTGCATTTATCCCACACTATCCGCCCCGGAGGAAAATTCCAGTCGAAATAATTGCATCCCCATATGATCTGCTGTTTTGATACCCGTATCAATTCTCTGAAGTACTCCTCTCCAGGCGCTTCCCACACATCCAATGTTCCGTACAGTCTTTGCACGCCTATAGGGCTGACTTTTCTTCCGTAATAGTTTCTGCGTTCCGGTCCTGAAAAATATGGTGGGTCAACAATCGCCAAGTCAAAGAATTTATCTGGAAAATCCTTCATTCCAATCATACAGTCCATGTTGTAATATCCAAAGTCAATCACTTATTCCCTCCTGTCAAACTTTTCCAGCATCTTTTCCCGCCAGTCCTCTTTGTGCTGATCTCGGGTATCGTCCTCGCGGATCAGGATGCCTTTGCGGTCGCAGAGGCCGTTGTCGTTGTCTATACAGGTTGCACAGGTTTTATTTGTCATCGTTTGATTCTCCTTTCCAGTTCTTCCCGGACTTCCGGCGCATCGCAAAGGCCGAATCCGTCCAGGATATCAATGTTATTTGAGCAGCTGTTACAGTCCATTCCATCACAATTTGCTTTTTCTGCCATTTCCTGGCAGTGTTTAAAATCTTTTACCATCTGATCTGTGATCTCTACCGTAAGGGTAACGTTATCTGCGTATTTAATCTCCATCAACTTGCTCCTTTCTTCAGCGCACAGAAGGTGCACAGTGTCTTTAATGTTGGATCTAAACTTTTGATGCTCTGCAAGAGCGGTGTTTCCCAGCACGCCTCTCCGCATTCCGGGCAGGTGGTTAATTTCCATCCTTTCTTACCCTGGGGAATATTGCCCTTTAGAGGCATACATGCGTATCCACCTGTTTCTTTCTGGCTTCTGGGCCATATTTTTACATTCATAAATAACTCCTTCCGAATATTTTTCTAAATTCTTCTCTTGTGTGTGTCTTTTCAAATTCCTGCTGCCCGATCTTATGCAGACGTTCCTGTATCTCCTGGCAATTCTTTGCGTTATGCACTGCGTCTTTACCGGTCATATGATGTTCTACGCAGAGGTAAACTTTTAACCCTTCTGTTTCCGAATGGTTTCTGTTAGAGTTTCCTCCGAAGATGTGATGTTCGTGGAGTACGTCATGTTTCCGGTAATCGTCATTTAATAACATGCAGAGGTAACAGGTTCCATCTTTTTTCTGCAGGATACTTGGTTTATGGCGTTTTCTCTTCTTTTTCGTTGGTGTTTTTGGAAATAATAGTCCTGTCTGGTCCATAGTCTCCTTTCCGGGGCGGAAGGCCGCCCCTTGGTATTTGTGTGATATATATGGATTTTAGTTGCACCCTTTTCTTTTTCCTCTGCTGCAGCCGTCATTCGGATTGATGTTTTCATCAAGCCCATTGTTTAACCGACAGCAAGCAAATTCATTTCCCTGGCAGTCGTTGTCTTCGCGATAATATTCGCATTCACTGCAGAGTACAATTTGGGAATATCGGTTGTTTTCATTCAGGATTGCGCAAAGGCGATCTCCTGCAAGGCATCCCGCACAGATCTCATCCGCTTTCTCCTGGGATACTCCCTCTATTTTTTTACAGTTATCGCAAGCCGTACTCATTAACTCATCCAAAAGCTCTACCAGTTTCTCTTCCTGCATTTTTTTCTCCTCTCTGTCATGGCCTCGATAAATACTTTCAGATTCCCTGTTTCCCGCCGCCAGATTGGCTTCGATGTTTGGAACCAAAGACATTCCCCGCAGAGTACTATCCCTTTTGGAGGATTCTCCCCGTGAATTTTCTTAAACTGCTTCTTTTTCTGCCTGGTATTCATAGATCAAATCTCCTTATGGTTTCTTCGGTCTTTTCCGTCCATCCGATATCGATATCGTATTTTTCTTTCAGCATCCTCATAGTGTCCTTGGCTCCGTGCTTCATGGAATCGATCCGGTCATATTTTTCCTTGGTTCCATGCATAAACTTGTCCAACATGCTTCCGTCGCCTTTCTTGTGCTTCGAGAAGCTGAAATCCTCGCACAGCTCCCAGATCACTGCAAGCTGTGTATATACGGACTGGATGTTCCGGGAATCATTCCAGATCTTTTCGTAAACAGAATAGGGAATATGCAGCCCTATGTAATTTTCCATCCAGTCTACTTCATCGAATCCCATTTCTTTGTTTAATTCCGGGGCTTCAAATTCCATTTCAATCCCCCATTTGTCACTGAGCTCCCGGTATGTCTCCTGGATATTCTGCTTTTCTAAGGCTACCACGCTCTCAGAATAATGCTCCAGAAGATACCCTGCTGCCGCTTTGGCATACCGGAATCCCTCCAACGCTTTTAAGGAAGTAATGATATTGCAAAGAGTGATAAAATTTTCAGCCTGATCCAGTTTTTCTTGTGCTTCCATGATGCAGGCTTTTCTGATCTCTTCTGTCTGTTCCTTTCTCCACTGTTCCAAGACGGCTATCTTGGACCCGGTAAGTTTGGCCGCTTCTGGAATTGACAGGTGTGTGGTCTTTAACGGCGCCGGAGGAAGCTGAAATTCCGGAAATCCCGCATTCTTTAATACCTTGCTGATTTTTTCCTGTTCCTTCTTCCGGCTCTTGGCCTGGCGTCTTAATTCTGCTCTTCCCATTATGTTCCTCCATCTCTCTTTCCGTTACTTCTGGACTGCTTTCAAAAATTCCACAATCGCAGTCTCACTGTCCGGAAAACGGTTCAATCTGTCATGTGTCTCCCATTTCCGGATTCCGTATTGTCCCATCGGTGCTTCCGGTCCTCCGATCAGGTGCAGATAGACCGTTTCATGATCCGGCATGTATTCGTTTCCCTTGTTTTTCCATTCTTCCGCTACCAGAACAGCGCCGTTGTCAAAACGGTATTCATAGTATTTTGCACCTGTGTAGGTATCTTCGTGGCGAAGCGACCATGTTTTGTAATTCCGCAGCCATTCTTTCCGCTCCTCGTTATTCTTCAGGCGAGGAAGCTCCGGCTGGGTTATTTCCTCTTCTTCTGTTTCCAGGACGTCTCTGACCAGATTCCGGAGGATTCTGAGCCCGGCTACCTTTAACTGCTGCCGGAGAACCATTCTCTCCGGAAGGCCATCACATTCCAGGTAATCTCTCAGTGTCTTTTCTTCCTCTTCCAGATATTCCCGGATAAATAACTCAGACGGTATCGGGATATCGGATAGATCTTCCGGCCAGACATCTGTGTTTATCTGGACAGTTAGGTTTTCCAGAAAAAGTTCTTCTGCTTTAATATCCTTTGCATCAGCAGTTGCTTCAGGAATCGTTTCTGTTTGCGCCGGCGCAAGTTCCTCCGTTTCTTCCTTCTGTGCTTCCAGATCCCTTTTTCTTTTCTCCTCTACAGCCTCCAGCGACACAACATTCCACATACTCTGTATTGCCGCTGCAAGATAAAACCAGTCGTAATCACCTATGCATTTGCTGTCTTCGTCCCAGAGCTGGACATAATCATCAAACATATTGATATGAGCGGTACCTTTATCGGTGGCAAACCATCTTGTACGATCTTGTCCAATCTTATTTTTTAATTCTCCCGGAGATTTATCCACACGCAGAACTCTATTTGAAAAATCTTCCTTCATCCATATGTGATATGACTTAATCAAATGTCTGGCTGCAGCGTCAAGATATTCTTTTTCTTCCGAATCCGGCTTTTTCAGCTCTTTGACTGGCTTCTGTTCTTTTGCTTCCTGCTTGTCCAGGAGTTTCTTCTTTTCGCAGGATCCGCAGTCTTCTGAAATACAGTCCTCTTCCGGAAGATAAATGCAGTGCTCAAATTTCCGGCCATGGAGTTTCCCGGGAAGATATTCCGGATGGTTCATGATGTTGTCCTGGCCGGGGATCTGTTCCTCGAACTCTCCGTCTGGATCCGGATTAAAATAATTTTCCCAGGTGTCTTTCCTAGCCGCGGAACCATCAAAGATCGATCCCATAGTCTGGAAAAATTCTGTCCAGGTGATATCATGCAGCTCTCCGTCAGAACTCTTGATGAAAACCTGATCCGGATACAGCATCAGGAATACCCGGTCATTCTGGAATTTCTTTTTCTTCTCGCGATACAGGAATCTGGCCATCTTTTTTATATCTTCTTCCGGATATGGGCCAATGCCATATTGTTCGTAGATTCCGTTCAGATCTTTTTTCCTGGAAAAAAAGAAGTCTTTCACCGCCTCCCGGATGATATCGTCCGGTTCCTGCTGCCAGTTCAGGAGGTTGTCCGGGTTGTGTTCAGACTGCTTATTAAATTTCTTCAAAGCCCGGATATCTTCCCGCTTTGTTTCCGGCCGGATCATGACATAATCTTTCTCCGGAAGCTGCAGCATCTCCGTCAACTGGGAAAATTTAAAATCCCGGTATTCTTCCCGTAATTCCGGAGTATCTCCCTGAATGGAATATTTTTCGTACACATGAATGAACCGGCTTACTCCATCCGGTGTCATGCCAAAGGTTTCCCGGGCATACTCCGTGATCGAGCTGTAGCCTTTTAATTTATAGGCTCCTGACCGGTCAATCCTGGACAGATGCCAGCCGGCCCGGACAAAATTCTTGACGATCCCACCCAGATTCTCCCGGATCCCCTGCTCTTCCTGTTCCAGTTCCGGGAGTGTTAATCGTAATTGTTCCATAATCTCTCCTTTCGCGGACACGTTTTTTCTTGTACTTCATGCGTGTTTGAGGGCTGTTTTTTATGATTCCTGCGGACATTTTTGTAAATCTGTCTTTCAAAAACCGGTTTCCACAGCCTGAAACCCTTGAAATCTACCAGTAAAAACGTGTCTTTTGGTTTTTATCCACTTTTTTATCCCCAAAGTCCCGCAAACGCCCATTTTTCCTAACACGGACGGCGTTCATTTGGATTTTTATAAAGCTCCATATTTTCGATATGGAACTGCACTGCATGAGGACGCAGTAATTCCTCTATTTCCTGCCACAGGTCCAGATTTCTCAGTTCTTTTCCATCTGATCTTTTCCAGCCATTATCTTTCCAGGCAGCAAGTCTTCTCTGACCGTCCGCAAAGTAATGACAGTCTGTATGTATAGTGATCATGGCAGGCTGATTCATGCGTTTCAGAGCTGCTATGGCACATTCCAGTACCATTCTATGACCGGTTGTGTCCAATACCTGCTCTTTTTTCTGCACAGTATGACCATTGCAGACTAAAATATATTGATACCAGGCTTTCCGGGTCTTTCCCGGCGCTCTGGTGGATGTGATAATAAAAGCATCTACCTGTTTCACTTAAATCCTCCTATCCAGCTTAATCAGTGTGTAATGCCTGTAGGCATAGCCAGTTACAGGGTTGATTCCCATACGGACAGAATCCGGATCTATGTAATAACCCTTTGGGGCTTTTGGCGGGATCATTCTCCCCTGCTTATCAACCAGATTTCTCCGATTGATCACTTTTTCTTTCGGCTCTTTGCGGATCAGATTCCGTGACGGGTGATATCGTTTTGCTTCTTTCGGCTCCCATTCCTCTATCGGTTTTGCTATATACTCCGCCAGATCTTCAAAATTCCCCGTCTCGTAGAGGAAACGGAAATTAATGTGGCCTTTTTTCCAGCACTCCGAAAAGAAGATGTCCGTTCCCCCTTCCTGGCTCTGAACCCGGTTTACCAGAATATGGATGTGTGGCCCTCCTCTTTTTCCGATCTGAAGGCGGTATATGTACTTCAGCTCTTTTCCGATCTTGCGGTAACGCTTCCGAACATCTTTGATCAGCTTCTGGATATCCTTTATCATTTCAGACCATGTAGGACGGTCCCCTTTTCGGTATGTAATGGTCATCCAGTAATCATGCTTTCCGAAGTTCCACTTGATCAGCCTGCGAAGATCTCTTTCTTTTTTCCATTGATTCTGTCTCTCAATATCCTCCGGGGTTGCTTTCTTTCTTTTCTGTCTCTTCTGTCCGCTGGCTCCATATCTGCCTGTATGCTTTTCCTCTACCTCCAGAGTCTCTCCACACTCCCATATATGTCTTATGTATGCAAACCTCATATACCACCTCGAACCTATCTCTAATACTCCTTATCAAGCCTTGAAGGGGTTCCATCCCCCAAAAAATTTAAAAATAAAAACGGGATTTTTCCCGTATCGGCTTGACCCTGCGCCCCTCAGATGGTATATTGTTTTCATGAGTTATTTTCTGAAGGACGCAAGCCCTTGCCCGTACATTGCTGTGTACGGGTCTTTTTATGCGATTGTATAGCTGCCGCCGTAAAGGTCTTTATTTTCCTCGGCTTTCTCCACCGCCTGCTGATATGTACCCAAAAAGCTTGCTAGTGTATAATCCGCAAAGCGTATGATCCAGATACATACCTGTTCTTTGCTTGTCTCCTGGTTAAGCATCTACTTCCTCCCAGCTTTCCGTATCTCTTCCAAAATTTCTGCCATCATTTTTTCAAATGGACCTTTTGTTTTTAATTCCTCTAATTTTCTTGTACTTTCCGCTTTTATTTCTTCTTCTGTTAAAAAAACAAATTTGATGCACTCTCTCATACGATTATCGGCATACTCCTGTCCATGTTTCTCTGTCATCTCTTTTCTGATTACTCTCATCAATTTTGCAAGTTCCGTGATTACGATCATTTCAGGACCGCTTACTTCTACTTCATTTAATACACATTTAATCATGATGATCTCCTTTCATTTCCAATGCTCTCTCCAACCGGATACTTGTTGATAAGATCCGGACGCCCGGAGGACACTCTGGATCCAGTAAATCCTGCAAAGCTTCCTCGATAGCCTTACGCAGCTCTGCATTCTCTTTCCGGAGCCGTCTGTTCTCTTTGATAATCCTCAGCATACCGGTTCCTCTTTCCTGATCTTCCCGGCAAAATGCTTTTTATCTGCTGTCCAGACCTCTCCGTTTTCATCAACATAGAGTTCATATCCCTCTTCTATCCGCATCTCAATTCCGATTCGATCCCATCCGGTACGAGGTGCATGGATCTCCGGGTTATACCTCTGCATTTTCATCCCTCCATTTATCTAACTCTCCTGCTGCAAGTTCCATAAGCATTAAGTTCAGCGCCCAGAACACCCACAGGGCCAGGACTGTTTTTATTACTCCATCCCACTGCTGCCAGGACAGCAGCCATTCAAACACGGCTATGTATGCTGCTGCTAAATATTTTCTTCGCATGGCTTGTCCTCCTAATTTACAATTTTTAATCTTACTTCCGGAGGAACATCCATCATGTCACACAGCTGCCAAAATTCCTCCAACGTAAGGCTTCCCGGATTCTTCATCCGACTATAAAATTTCGTATTGCTGAATCCTGCCCTTTCCATAAGACTTGTTTTTGTCTCTCCGCTCTCAAAAATATAGTTTTGAACTGCCCGGACAAACTCATGTCCGCGGCGCTGGTTCTTCGTTACAAAAGCCTGTGGCATACTCTTCACCTCTCACTTGTCTTCCAGAATCTGTTGACTTCTACTGTTGTTTCTCCTATTCTTGAATTACAGGTGTTGCAGCACCGAGTACAGAGAAAGGAGATCATTCTATGACATATGAAGAATTTATATCTGTTATTTCTTCAGATATCCAAAAAACATTAGAAGAAAACTCAGTGAACATAGCTGAATCTCTTCTATCTACGTTTCCCAAAGATCAACCTTGTGTTTCGCCAAATGAATTACAACTTTGCCGCAATGCTGTTAATCTTTCGGTTCAACTGACTGCTCAAATAATTTTCGACTATTTAGATTCACTCGGAATGCTAAACTATCAGAATCTGACGGAACACATTGAGAAACCAGTTTTTCGGGTGATTCAAGGCGGCTTAACCCCTGATGATTAATTCCTTGAAAATCTTTCTCTTGCTGACTTCGTACTGTTTTCTCAAGATCCGCAATTCTTTTCTCCAATGCTTCCCATTCTTTCTTAGGAATCCACACTTGCATCACCTCTCTTTGTCTTCCAGGAAATACTCAATGCTTGCGATAAAAGTATTTTCTATTCTAGACTATCTTCTGCAAAATCCATTGACACTTTTCATTTACTCGCCGTATACTTGATGTATTAAATTATTATGAAAGGAATTATCATGGAGAAATTATTTGATCTACTTACAAGAGAAAACATTACTCTTGCGTTGTCTATCTTTGGTGCCATTGGAACTTTATTCACATTTCTCACTTCCTACTTGAGCAAACGTAAAAATTTAAAAATTAAAATTATAAAATCCTCTTATCGTACCGACACGCACATGCTCTTAATAACGCTCACATTCGAAAATCGCTCTGTGCTTCCTATCGCCATAACATCCATAAAATGTTTTATAGATAAAAAGGAATTTCCACTTTTTGAACATCCTATCTGCGTTAAGGAATATGCGCATAGTCGTGGAAAAGAAGTTATAGATCGTAAATTTCTCTATAACATCAATTTTCCCATTGATATTCAACAACTCAGTGCGTTTTCTGGGTCTATTGTTCTTGAGCTTTCTCAAAAAGAGCTTGAAACGCTTTCCACTCCTTTGACTCTTCAAGTTTTCTCCACTCGTGGTAAGGCACAGAAAATTGAACTAAAGAAAGATCAAATATATGGTCTGTAAAAACTTCGTATCCCTTAACCGGAGTTATTGACTTTCTCTCTGGTTCAGGGATATTTCTTTCTGGTTTTCTTCTGAAAAACATTTCCTCTCACTCTCCTTTATCTTCCAGATAATATTCAACCTGTGTGCCACGGATCAACCGGGTTTCGTCTCTATGTTCTTCTTTTTCCTCGGCTTGTATTAAGAGAATTTCTTGTTTCATTTTTTGTATTCTCTCTTTATTTTCCTGGTTGCCTGAACGACACTTCTTAACCGTCTCATCTCTCACCTCCTACTCTTCCAGAAGTTCCTCAATGGACACATGCAGATAATCTGCTACCTTTTGTACTTTACGAATTCCCGGCTCATTTTCATTCCATTTACACACATAGCTTCTTGGGAATCCCAAATCTCTTTCCATTTCAGAAATTGCTATCTTTTTTTCTAAGCATATTTTTTTTATGTTATCGTAGAGCAACAACTTCCACCTCCTTTTTTTGCCTAAGATGCGCAAAATTTTGAGATTTATATTGACTTTTTGCGTAAAATATTCTACAATCAGAAGTACCACCAACTGAAACTAAAAATCAATATACGCAATATCTTGCGCAACTTATATTTTTATTATACACAAGATTTTGCGTATGTCAAGCTTTAATTGCGCAAAATTTTGAGGTAATATATGGGACTATACGAAAACATAAGAGATATTGCTAAGACCAAGGGATTCTCAATTAATCGCTTGGAGCAAGAATTAGGATTTGCAAGGAGCTCTATAAATAAATTCAACAAAAATACTCCTAGTATAGAAAAACTCCAACAAATATCTGAACTCTTGGGTGTAACTGTTGATAATCTAATGACGGGGTATATCGTTGAAGAAAACAGTAAAAAGACATTAACCCCCAAAGACGAAAAAGACATCGAGAAGATTCTGGAGCAAACCAGAGAACAGCTTATGAATCAGGAAGGGTTGATGTTTGATGGAGATCCGGCCAGTCCTGAAGCCATTGATTCTATCCTTTCCGCTATGCAGATCGGTATGGAGCTGGCCAAGAAGAAGAACAAGGAGAAATACACACCCAAGAAATATAAGAAGGACTGACGCGTATGGATGTCAAAAAACAGGCGAACAAAATCGCCCGTATGTTTAAGAGCCGTGACCCTTTTGAGATTGTCCGGGGCTTAAATGTGATCCTGGTACACTATCCATTGGACGGCGTGCGGGGTTTTTATCAATATTTCCAGCGGAATAATATCATTTATCTGGATGAACGATTGTCGGATCCGGAACAGCATTTTGTTTTGGCTCACGAACTTGGACACATGTTTTTACATAAAAAAGCAAATGCAATCTTTATGGATACTCGAACTCAGCTCAACGGAGCCAGATACGAGCGAGAAGCTGATCTGTTTGCTATGGAACTCCTGCTGCCGGATGATCTGCTTTCCGAATATCAGGAAATGGGGTATTCAATCGATCAGATATCTCGTGTTACCGGATATGATAAAAGATTGATTAAATTAAAACTGAATTAATTCGCTTTGGCGTTTTAATAGGTATATTCTAACATAAAAGAAAAATGAAAAAGAAAACGTGCAGGAGATTGAAACTCTGGCACATGAATAAATGGAAGGGGCTTTTTTATGGGATTTTTTGATATATTTCGTATATCTTCAATAAAACAAGAAAATGATAATTTAAAATCTCAGATAACTGAACTTCAGAAGAAAATTGATAGTTTAGGAGTAACTGAATATTATCAGACTAAAGAAAAAATCGATAAAATGAATATCGATTTAGAACAAAGACAAGAAGAATCAAACAAAAATATTTCTGAAAATAATGAGCTTATCGCAAAACTTCGTGAGGAAATTTCCATTCTCACAGAGCAAGAATCCAAATTATCTAAGCAAGTTAAAACTCATACCAGAAAAATTGATCGTTCTAAAGAACTATATAACAGTATGGTTTACTCTATTGACCATTTTCTTGTGTCTGATGTTGAATATAGAAATTGTAAGCTTCCAGAAAAAGACTATAGTGATATAGAATTAATTTCTCCATCAGTGATGTTAAAACTTCATTGTATGGATGTAAAAGATTTAAAAAAAGCTTACAGAGAAAATCAAAAACAAATAGAAAGGCTTCTGGAACAGTATTCTTCCAGATACACCACTAAAGCAAATAAATCCATTTACAACTTAATGGTCATTGCCTTACAAGCTGAACTACAAAATATTTTGTATAATTTAAAATATGAAAAACTTGATCATTCCATCGATCTCGTAAAACTTGTGACTGCTAAATACTTAAAAATAGCCGGTGAAGGCAACCAAAGTATTGCTGGAACACTCACAAAATTTATCGGTGAAATTGAGTATCTTTTTATTAACGCTGTCAAAATCGAATACAACTACTATGTAAAGAAAGAGCAGGCTAGGCAGGAACAACTTGCTCTAAGAGAACAAATGCGGCAAGAAGCAGAAGAACGAAAAGCCTTAGAGGCAGAACGCAAAAAAGTAGAAAAAGAAGAATCCAAATATCTATCTGAAATTGATAAACTCAAAGAGCAATTAGCCTTGGCTCAGGAATCTGAACTCGCCAAACTAAATGCTCGCATTTTAGAGTTGCAGGGGCAGCTTGCTGATGTAATTGTAAAAAAGGAAGAAATTTCCAATCTTGCTAATGGAAAAGCCGGAAATGTATATATTATTAGTAACCTTGGTTCTTTTGGAGAGAATGTATTTAAAATTGGAATGACACGTCGCTTAAATCCTCAAGATAGGGTAAATGAATTAGGAGACGCCTCAGTTCCTTTTAAGTTCGATGTTCATAGTTTTATTTTTTCTGAAGATGCTGTCGGACTGGAAAGCAAGTTGCATAGCATGTTAAATGAGAAGCGCGTCAACAAAGTTAATGCGCGCAAGGAATTTTTCTATACATCGGTTGACGAATTGGAGTCACTGGTTAATGAAATTGAGCCCACAGCTGAATTTAATAAAACTATGCTCGCAGAAGAATTTCGGCAATCTCAATCTTCTTCCGAAAACTACACCAGTTCTTTCATTGTAGATAGTTTTGAAGATGACGAATAAATAAAAAACCGGCCCCTGTGCCAACAGAGACCGGCAAGTAACATTCCGGAGAATGATACCCCAATTCACGAATATTGTATCATCTTCGGGGCAGCCACGCAAGCGGAACCTATGTTCCTGCTGGCTGTTATTTTTATACCCATTTTTAAGGAGGATGATTTTATGGCAACAGCAAAGAAACTTGCGTCAGGATCCTGGAGATGTCAGGTGTACAGTCACACCGAAGAGCTGATCCAGCCGGACGGAACAAAAAAACAAAAGAGAATCTATAAATCTTTTACCTGCTCTACCCCAGGTCCAAAAGGAAAAAGAGAATGCGAAAAGATGGCTGCGGAGTGGGCGGCGGAGAAAGAACAGTATCGCACTGATGCTCCGGATATGTTATTATCCGAAGCCTATGATAAGTATATCGCTCTCCGGTCTGCTGTTATATCTCCTTCCACTCTGCGTGAATACAAGCGTTCCGCGAAGAAAGACCTGCAAGAACTTATGTCATGCAACATCTCCAAGCTTACACAAGGGATGGTCCAGCATGCGATCAACGAGGAAGCTCTTTCTCATTCTCCCAAAAGCGTCCGGAATATGCACGGTCTATTATCTGCTGTTCTTGGAGTATATCGTCCGGATTTCACTCTGCGGACAGATCTCCCAAACAAGGTACGGCCTTCTATTTACGTTCCCACAGATAAAGAGGTGGAGGCTCTGATCAAGCGCGTCTCTGAAACGCAAATGGAAATTCCGGTTCTGCTGGCCGCATTCGGTCCTATGCGTCGATCTGAGATCTGTGCTCTTACATCTGAACAGATCAATGGCAACATCGTACATGTAGAGCAAGCCATGGTGCTCAATGATAATCATCAGTGGGTTATCAAAAAACCGAAGAGCTACGCTGGTGATCGCTATATTACATTTCCAGATTTTGTGATCAATAAAATAGGTGAGAGAAAAGGAAGAATTGTGTCTCTGAATCCAGCGCAGATTTCAGACCGATTTCCCAAGATATTAAAAGAATGTAATTTACCACATTTTCGATTTCATGACCTCCGGCACCCGTATGTCAAGCCCACGACAAAAAAATTTATAACTTTTTTGAGAATTTCCGGGCAGCCGTATAGCTGCCCGTAGCTGTTTAACACGGTATTCATGGCTCATGCCTCCTTTCACGGTTTTTCTGTTCCTAAAAAGTCCTGCGTCACATATTCAATTTCAATCCGGTCTCCCGGAAAGATATAGACCTTACTGATAAGCCGATCAATCAGGGCTTGCGTCAGAGTGTCAGCACTGCCCACTTCCTGAACGATTTCACGCTGTCTCAGTCTTACCTCGTAATCTCTTTGTATCTGTTTCGTCTGTGCGGTAATAGCGGCATGGACATTCTTTGCCTGTACCAGCTCCGCATCATATACCGCTTTCTGTTCCCTGTAGGTTTCCAGGTCAATCTCTCCAAGTGCATATTGTTCATAGAGCCGCCGTTTGCTGTCCTGGATAGAGCGCAGCTTATCTTCATGCTCGGCCTGCTGAACCGTCTGCAAATCCAGCTTGTCTTTGCTGCTGTCAATTCCGAGTGCCGGACACATCTGCGCCCGGATTGTTTCAAAAACCGCCTGCTCCAGATCAGCCATTTTTACCCTTACCCCGTGACAGGGAAGATTTTCTGCCACTTCGGAATGGCGGCAGTAAAACCACGCTCCATTTCTAAGTGACATGGCATGGTCGCAGCAGCCGCAGAATACTTTTCCACGGAAAAGGTAGTCACGCCGCTTTTTATTGGGAAGTGAGAAACGCCTGATTGAAGCATTGGCTTTCTCGAACAGTTCCCTGCTTACGATTGCCGGGTGGTGGTCTGGGATTTTGAACCACTCGCTTTCATCCTTTAACTTCATGCGGCGGCTGCCAATCTCCTGTACCTTGCGCTTGCCGATCACATAGGTGCCGATATACCGCTGATCCTCCAGCATCCGCAAAACCGTTGAACTGTTCCAGACGCCGTGCGTCCGGGAAACATTGTAGTGATCCTTGCCTTTATCCCTCCGGTATTCTCCGGGCGTAGGAATCTTCAGGGCGTACAGTTTTCTCGTGATCTCTGCGGCTGTATTGCCGTCAGCCGCCCATTCAAATATCTGCCGGACAATCCCTGCAACGTCCTCGTCCGGCTCCATGCGCCCGTCTGTGCTCTTGCGGTAGCCATAAGGGCAAATGACACTCTGGTACTCGCCCCGGCGCATCTTTGCGTATTTAGCGCTTTTCGTTTTCATGGACATATCCCGGCTGTAACACTCGCTGATAAGATACTTAAAGGCTATGTCGATTCCTCCGGTATCTCCTTTGAAATTGGCGGTGTCAAAATCATCGCTCACAGAGATAAACCGGGTATGGTAGAGCGGAAACACCCGCTCAATAAAATAGCCGGTCTCAATGCTGTTGCGGCCAAAACGGGAAAGGTCTTTCACGATGATACAGTCAATCTTTCCGGCCTGCACCATTGTCAAAAGCTCCTGTACCGCAGGACGTTCAAAGTTGGTTCCTGTATGGCCGTTATCAACAAATTCCAGGACTTCGCTGTTATCCCATTCCTGCAGCGACATGGCCTTTTCCCGAAGGAGCAGCTTTTGGTTGGGAATACTTAAACTTTCCGTCTTGAAGTCCTCCACAGACAGGCGGATATAAAGGGCAATCACATATTTCTGCTTCATTTTACCGCCTCCCTCTGAAATTCGCTCTTAAACCGGAAAGAAACACGGATATTCCGCTCGTGGTCGATCTCAATCCGGTCAATCAGCCGTTCAATCAGTTCCGCCGTCAGTACATGGTCCTGCGCCAGTGATTTTGCGTCTTTTTCCATTGCACGGTAGCGTACAAGCTGGTCGTCCAGGGCATCCATACCTTTTTCAAGCGCCTCAATATCGCCGGAAAGAACAGTGATAGATCCCTCGTAACCTGCTTTCAGTTCAAAATATTCCTCGCTGGTTAAAATACCCTGTACGAAGTTTTCATACAGCCCCCGGATCAGACGCCGCTGTTTTTCTATATCCTGCCGTTTGGCAGACATTTGAGATTTCAGCCCGTCTTTTTTCTGTTTCTGCCTTGCTTCTAACTGAAAGAGAGGGAGAGACATACCCAAAGCAACAGACAGTTCTTTTTCTAAAATGGCGGTAACGGTTGCAATCAGTTCTGTTTCCTGCATCATCACCCCTTTGCAGGTATCTTTGGCTACACGGCTGTTTGTGAGACAATGAAACCAGTAAATATCCGGGCCTTTTCTGCGTTCGGCCCGCTGCCGGTGGAGGCTTCTGCCGCAGTCTGTGCAGAACACCTTTCCCTTAAAAATGTTAGGTGTATATGGATTTTTCGGTTTTGCCCTGCTTTCCTCACACACCTGTTTCCGGTATTCCTGTACCGCAGTAAAGAGTTCGTGGCTGATAATCGGCTCATGGGTGCATTTTGCGATAATCAGGTTGTCCTCCCCGGCCTTGACCTGCTGGTGATCCACCATCTTTGTTTTGCCCTGCACCAGATCACCGGTATAAACCTCGCTTTCCAAAATCTTCATTACCGTGCGGGTCTGCCATTTTCCGCTGCCGATCAGGCCGGGGCTGGTGATCTCACCGGTAGATTTTTTGTAGTGGCTTGGCGCCGTAATTCCCATTTCATTGAGATTACGGACGATACGGTTCAACGCCACACGCTCATAAGCCCAGTCAAAAATCTGTTTCACGACCGGAGCTGTTTCCTCGTCAATCAGCAGCTTGTGACAGTTATTCGGGTCTTTCCGGTAGCCATAAGGCGCCCGTGCGCCGATATAATCACCGTCTTTCATGGCCTGCCGTGCCTGCGCCTTAATTTTTCTTCCAATATCCAGGGAATAGGCTTCGTTTATCATATTCTTTAGAGGAAGCATAATGCCGCCGTGAAGGTTGCCGGGGTCTGCCGTGTCAAACTGGTCTGTGACCGCAATAAAACGGACATTGTGCGCGTAAAAATACTGCTCAATATAGTAGCCGGTATCAATGGAATTGCGCCCCAACCTGGAAAGGTCTTTGACGATCACACAGTTAATATGGCCTGCTTCAATATCCGAAAGCATCTGCTGGAATCCGGGACGGTGGAAATTCGTACCCGTAAGGCCGTTATCAATGTATGTGTCATAGACTATAAAATCCGGTTTATCCGCCAGATAATCATTCAGCACCAGCTTTTGGTTCTCCACAGAACAGCCCCGTTTCTTGTTATCCTCCACAGAAAGCCGGATATACAGCGCCACATATACATATAAGGACGGTGCCGGCATAGGAGCTTCCGTCTGTTTCCTGCTTTTTCTTGCCATTTAGCTCACCTTCCTTTCTGCGGCCTGTTCCGCGATCTGCTCCGCCAGTGCGACGGCCTTTTTGTATTCATCCTGGTAGTTGAATTCAATATGTAACTCTTCCTTGCCGAGCACCCGAATACTGCGGATAAGCTGCATGACCGCACGGCGGTCAATTTCCTCCATCGTGGAGAATTGCATGAAATGATTGATCCATCGGTTCCGCTCGCTGCGGTTCTCCAGTACATCCGTCAGGCGTTCTTCCCATTCGGCAATCGCTTTTTGCAGAATTTCAATGTCGGCATTGTATTTCCGTTTATAGGAAAGATATTCTTCTTTGGTAAGAATCCCGCTTACCAGGTTTTCATAGAGCTTTGTCTTGAAACCCTCAATCTGCGCCCGCTGTTTTTCGTTCGCCTTGATCTGCGCAGTATATTCCTGAACCAGTTCCCGGTTGATCCGTTCCTGGCTGATACTGGACAGCAGTGCGTCCAGGGAAGCTACATTTTCAATATGGCCCTTTAGACTGTCCTGCACACACTCAATCAAGTCCGTTTCCTTTAACATGACGGAGGAAGTACAGCCGTTCTTCTTTCCAGTCGGACAATAGTAGTAATGGTATTCCTTATCCTTATAGCGGTTCGTCTTACGGGTCATACGGCAGCCGCAGCACCCACAGATCAAAATGCCGGAGAACAAATATACCTTATCTGATTTGGGAGAAGTCCGGGTGTCAATCCGGCGAAGCCTCTGCACCAGGTCAAAATCATGTTTCTGGATAATTGCTTCATGGGCGCCCTCCACACGAATCCATTCGGAAGAAGGCTTGTCTTCACGCTCTTTCAGCTTGAAGTGGGGCGTCGTCTGTTTCCCCTGGACCAGCGTTCCGGTGTAGGTTTCATCCTGCAAAATACGGATAATCGTAGTCGCAGACCATTTACAGTCCTTACGGTCCGTATAGCCGCCTTTGGCATGGGGCATCCCGTGGCTGCGCTTATAAGCCAGAGGGGAGAGTATGCCCATCCGGTTCAGTTCATCCGCGATATGGGAAGCGCTGAATCCTTCCAGCCGCTTTCTGAAAATATCCCGCACCACGCCTGCGGCATATTCGTCAACTTCCAGGCCCTTATGCTTGTCGCCGGTTTTCACATAGCCGTAAATGGTAAAAGCTCCGACAAAATCACCGCTGCGGCGTTTCACATCCAGGGCGCTCCGGGTCTTTACGGAAATATCCCGGCTGTATGCCTCGTTCATAATATTTTTGACGGAGACGGTAAGGTCATCGGCAGTGTCATTTTCCGTGTCCACGTTATCATTGATGGCGATAAAGCGGACGCCGTAAGCCGGGAATACCCGGCGCATATAACGGCCAGTCTCTATATACTCCCGCCCTAGGCGGGAGAGGTCCTTCACAATCACACAGTTGGCCTCGCCCTGCTCGATCATCCGCATCATTTCCTGGAAGGCCGGACGATCAAAAAGAACGCCGCTATAACCATCGTCAATCTTTTCCGCCACAACCTCAATCTCCGGGTGCCGGGCAATGTAGTCGTCAATCAGCCGCCGCTGGTTGGCAACGCTGTCACTTTCCACTGACTTGTCATCCGTATAAGAAAGACGGATATACTTAATCGTTTTGTAAACCTGCATAAAAAAACACTCCTTTCGTTGCGCAGAAAAATCCCCCGCAATTCAAGAAGTGTGGCTATGCCGTATTCAATTCCTTTTCCGATTCTTATTCTACCACGACTTCGCGGGAAAGTCAGCCCCTTTCTGAAAAATATCCGGCTTACCAGAGGATTCCTTTGATACATTCCTCCAGGGTAGATCCGCCGGAGGCAAAACTGGCATGGACAGTAAACCGCCCGCATTTGAAGCGGTAAGGGTTTTTAATCTGACGGACAAATTCTGCAATCCGGTCCTCACGTGAAAGCTCCCTATCAACCGTAACATCCCGAATATCTACCAATGTTCCGGCTCCGCAAGCAGCAGTTACGTGTTCCATAATATCAACTCCTTCCTGAATATTCCTGGCTATCAAAACCACATGAATAGGTCGGGCCTGCGCCCATACAGTCACAGACCCGGCCCATTGTATCTGATTTCGATTAGCTGCCGTATTTGCCACGCCCCCCGGCAAGCCCTGATCTACCAGGGCGGGGCTGTTACAGGCTGCGGATAGCGTCACCGCATCATAGCCCCGCATACGCCGCCGCTTTGCCAGAGCTGGCGCACGACGCAGGAACTCTCCCCAAATCCTTAGGGAGCCGTGAAGAAGTACCATTGTGATCTGTGTCGTCGTTGCGCCCGGCCTGCCACAGCCGGATTCGTGGGTTACGTTGATCGCTCGGACAGCCTGGATTCATCACCTCCTTAGGCTGCCTGTCGCCGCGCCGCCCCATCTGCCGCTCGGAACACAGAATGAAGTACCTGTAACAGCGTATATTCGGTTGTCAAGGAGCAAGCGAGGGGCGTGGCAGTTATGACAGTTTTTCAGTTGGGTGGACCAGAGCTTGTGCTATGCGGCCACACCCGTCAGGCTTGTCCTGCCTAAAAATATGTCCCTCTATTATTCATTTCATTTTTGAGGGTTATTTTCGGGGGCTGGATCAAATTTCTTCCAGAATTTTTTTCAGACGCCGGAGTCCGCGCTGGATTCCTTCATGCACAGAGCTTACCGCCGAGTGTTCGCTTTTGGCAATTTCCGAAAGGCTCATGCCAAGCAGATAATGCGAGCATATCCGGTTTCGCTGCTTTTCAGGCAGCAAGGCAATGGCACGGTATAGCCTCGCATGTTCTTCCTCTTGGGCCAGAATATCTTCCGGTGTCAGCACGATCACAAGGGCATCATGTTCAACATTCTTGTCATAGTCCAAGGAAAAATATGCTTTATGTCGGTATGTACGCAGAAAATGCGCTGCCTCGCTTAATTTGTATTCCCGAAGCAGATCGGCCACTTCATCCGGCACTTCAACAATAACGTCCTGTGTATAAAACGGGTAGTAATCCCGCAGATTGATTTCTTTCATGGGTAATTCCTCCAATTTCGATTTTTTAGGTTGGTAAGCAAAATCGAAATCAGAGGGTGGGGAGCGGCAGTGCGGACAACCCTTGTTGTAACAGCCGCTTATATATGAAATACGCGCCCATAGAAGAATGGGCGCGCAGAAAGGTGTATGATAATGTATTTCTTCAAATACGATCAAACTTAAAAACGCCGCAATCCACACCACATGGATTACGGCGCATAAAGCTCTATATGCAAAATAACCTTTCTGTTGAATATTCCCCTTTGGCAGCATTTATCAGCCCTCCCCGAAAAGGAAGCGCAGAAGGCTTATCCTTCATCAGCCTCCTTTTGGGGAGATTATACAGGGGCAAATTCTATGTTCTTTCCCGA